ATTTGCAATGCGCGCGCGCAAAAGACTCTCAATTTGCGCAATATCAAGTGCTTTTTTGAGTAGCGCGTTCGTTTGCGCGCCATATAAGCTCAAAAGCGCGCTTCCGAAATCCAGAATATCGCGCTGAAGGTGCATCATTGTTCCTCGCAATGTATCGCTGACATTCAGCTCTGTCGCAATTCGCGCGATATCAACAGTTTCCGTGAATTCAATAATGCGCGCGATTAAGCGCGTGACGTCGTTTATTTGGACTAATTGTTCGAGCGGCGCAATACTAGGTTGCGACCATATAATCGCGAGCTCCCCATAATCTTTCTTTGCATCTCGCATACTCGCGGGGTCTTGACCGAGTGTGCGCGCTTCAACTTTATGCAAGAATCGCTCTACAGAGCCCGCAAATTGCACTCTAACAGTATCAATGTCGTTCATATATATTATCTCTTAAAATAGGTGCCACTCATTTTATATACAATCAAATATGAACGAAGATCACGTGCCAATATTGCCACGCATAACTCCCAATGCAGTTCCTTCATTTGATGCGCGTCCGCGCGAGGCTACGCCTGTTGCAGCCGCAGTAGCGACAACCGCAAAAACATTTATGTCTTTCTCCAATGAATATTGGCTCATTGGTATCATTATTGTTCTGGTAACCGTCGTACTAATGCTCATTGTGTACATTGTTAAAATCAAGCAAAATGCTACTCCCGCAATAAATAACCAATCAGTGCCGGAAACATCGCGACGCGCAACAATAATGGAAGCGGCAACGCGCACTCATGAATTGGCTGATAAACCATTTGTCGCGCATTCGCGCGCGCCAAAGGTTGTCATAGAGGCGGTGTCGGAGCCAGAACCGGAACAAGAACAAGAAGAGCGCGCGCCGGAACCGGAAAAGGAAGCACCCATTTTTACAATGCAAAGTGGTCCCGAACCACAAATTGAGGAGATACCTGCGCCTGTACCGCAGCCAGAACCACCACAAGTCGCGCCCGCGCGCAGACGCGGTGGTCGCACGCCCAAGTAATACGGAGAATGTTGTTTTTTTCGCGCGCTCGTCGTATTAAAGAACGGTTCGCGCGAATTATATAGTGAACTCGTGTGACAAAATGTCCAAGAAGCAAGTACAGCCAACCCGCGACATTGTCGCAACTCTCGCGCGCGAAATACCAGCGCAACTTGAACCATGGAAGCCATTTAAGGAACTGAAGGCGCATGCATACGCAGTCGCAGTTGCAGCATGGGATGCGAAGAAAGAGGGACGTACCGAAAAGGAGATCGCGAAAGACGAGCCAGCGGAAACTGATTTTGGAATCGAAGATGCGCGTGTTCGCAGGCATCTTGATAAGCTTGGCTTGAATGCATCCATTACTGCGTATGTGCGCGCGATTAAGGACAAGTACAAGGCTCCGGAAAGTGTCACCAAGGCACCGGAAAGTGTAGCCAAGGCTCCGGAAGGTACCGTCAAGGCACCGCCAGAGAAACCAAAGATGTCGCAGGATGACATCGATCGTTGTTCTGCGGTTCTCAATGAGCGCATTCGCATTGGTAATTCAGTACCTGCTTACTTGCGCGGATTTTGCGAGGAGATCGTCAATGATCTTGCGCATATCGCAATTGAAGCAGCATTGCGCGCGGATCGCAAGATTGTGCTTGATTCGCACATTTTCGCGAACGACGGCTATTACTTGGCAGCATCACAGTTCAAGAATCTCTATCAGCACCTGCCATCATTCATGGAAGCGCACACAAAGTACTCCATGCGCGCGAAGCAGGCGCTTGCCGGCGAAATAACTGACACTTACTTGGCGGAATTCTCGCGCTTTATCAGTGCAACTGGCCAATCGCGTTACAAGGCAATTCGCAAGAACATTAGCGACTTTGTGAACAAGAGTCATCGCGATGAAGACGAATCCGCGACGGAGCCCAGTGCGCCGGAAGACAAGAAAGATGCGCGATTCACGTTCTACATTCGCAAGATTGTACGCATCATTCGCATGTCTGACCCTCGCTTCAGTGACCTGCGCTTCAGTAAACACATAATTCCGTTTATTGATAACATTTTGACTGAGTTTATCCAGCTCGTCGCAATGCGCGCAATTGTGCACATAACAACGACTGGCGCGGAAACAGTCTCAAAGTCGATCATCAACTCTATCATTCTCGGAATGTTCGCGACTCCTTATTCTCTTATGGAGCGCGACGTAGCGGGATTGGAAAAACTGCACGTTACGCGCAACGTTACCAAGAAAATAACTGAAGGCGACACGACAAAGCACGTCAAGTGCTCCGAAGAGTGCGATCAGTTGACCGCGACGCTTAATCGCCCCGCGTTCATGACATTTGTTGATAACTTGTATCCGCTACCGGCTCGCGTCTTGCATCCGCGCATTAGCAAGGATGATATTGAAGCAATGTCAGCGCCGGTGCCTGCGCCAGTGGCAGTGCCCGCAGCGCCTGTTGCGCCCAAAGTTGAGCAGAAACGTGTACCTCGCGTACCAAAGTAAAAAAAAAGAGGCCTGCGACCCGACATCTTTTTTTGCATATTTATTTGCGCGCAGTATCATATTGGCGCTTCGCTTCCACAAGGAATCCATCAACAAAACGATCAACTTCGCTTTCGCTCGTGTATCCGCACATTGAAACACGAATTGCGCCATCCATAACAAGTGTCGGTACTTCCATTGCGCGCAAAACGTGCGAATGCTCTTTATTCGCAGTATTACACGCGCTTCCGACACTTACTATTACGCGCGCGGCTTCTAATTTCTCTTTTATCAACGCGTTGCATGCTGCGGGCCCAACATGCTTCGCGACCGCAATCATTATTGTTCCAGGAAGATAGCGCGACGCATCCGCAAATGTACGATCACCAATTATAACCATTTGCAATTCCATTTTCGTCTTCGTGTCGCGGTAATCACTAAGTGCAACAACGGGTGCGCGCTCGGCAAGTCGCGCAACTATTCGCGACTTTAGGCTCAATTCGCGCGTGATCGTTTGCGATTGATGCGCTAATGTCATTCGCGCGGCCGCGAGCGCAGTACCAATACCAATAATATTTTCAGTTCCTCCGCGCAAACCAAAGCTTTGCGTACCGTAGAGGAGTGGCGGGATACCATCCATCATTGTGCGTCGCAAGATTGCGGCACCAACTCCCGGGGGTCCATGCAACTTGTGGAATGATATACTCGCGCCATCAACAAGAGCGCGCGATAAATCTAGCGGAATCTTCCCAAATGTTTGCACAATATCAGAATGAAAGAATATGCGCGCGCTATACTTCTTTACCGCGCGCCCGATCGCAATTATATCATTTATTGCGCCAGTCTCATTGTTACCGTGCATACAGATTGCAAGACATGTTGATGGTCGAAGCGCGCGCGCAAAATCCGCGACTTGCACATGTCCGCTCGCGTCCGGATTTACTATAGTTAGATGCATTTCGGGTATAGCGCGCGCGCAATCCTCCAGGAGAAGCAAAATAGACTTATGCTCCACTGCGCTCGCGACAATATGAAATTCATTGCACGTAGACGCGAATCCGCGCACTCTTCGCGCGCGCTCTATTACACCGCGCACAATCATATTGTTCGATTCAGTCGCGCCAGATGTGAATATAATTGCGAATTGATCCGTTGGGCATTTCGCAGCGCCCGCAATGAACTCGCGGAATTCGCGCATCATCTCTTGGCATCTTTTTGCGGATGCATACGATGCGGATGGATTACCTTGATTCACCCACTTTGTCATCTCTTGCGCGACCACTTCCGGCATGAGAGTGGTCGCATTATTATCCAAATAAGCAACAGTGCTCATAATTACTCTATATTTGGTACCCAAAAAAGTATTATTCGCGCGCGATTACACACATTTGTCAACGTATTCAAGAATGTGCACAATAAGCGAGCACTCCCTTCCTAAGCGTTGTGCGCGCCCAATCAACTGTCCAAGATTCTTATTTGCGCCAAATATAACTATATCGGTCGTCATTTGTAAGTCTACGCCCGCATAGAGCGCGCGCGCATTGATAACGAGAACGCGCACGGCACCGCGCGCATAACTATCAAGGATGTGCGCGAATTCGCTAATTGTTCCTTGGAGAGTCGCATGCTGAATATTGTTCTGGGTCAGCGCGACTGATATTGTTTCTATCGCTTCGTCAAATTGCGTGCAAATCAGAATAGAGCGCGCGCCAGTTGGCGCAACAACTTGCGTTCCGTTCATTACTCCGCTAATCTCCGGCATTGTGATTTTCTTGATTGTCAGCGTTTTCTTATGTGTCTCACCAACCGCAATATCGCGCACTTGCCCGCGAATTAGCGCGACAACGTATCCTATTTTGGTGGTTATATTCGTAGTGTCAGGTTCGCGCACTGGCGGGGGTGATATTGGAGGCTCAACACTAGCATCTTTGTCACGCATTGCATCCTGCAAGAGTGCATCAATATTCGCTCCGCTCTCAACGAAAATAACATCGCGCTCAAAATCTAATTGCTGGCGACATTGCGCGCAAATGCCCACAACGTGTCCATTGCGCCCTTTTTCGAATTTGCAAGCGCGCGCACAGCAACTTTCGCAAATTACAAATCCGCAACAGCGCATAATCGTAACATGCTCGCCACCGAGCGCGCTATAACATATTTGGCATACTTGATCAGTCATATTCTCGCGGATACGCATGAAACTCCTATCAAGGCGCGCGAGATATGCGCGAATGTCAGTTATCATTTCTTCCAGCTCATGAGGCTGCAATTTCAACATTGCATCCATGTGGAATGTGCCGAGCGACTCAGACGCACCTTCTGCTTCCGCGCGCGTTTCTGGGTTGATATCTGTTGTATCATCCGCGCGCAAATGCTCAAGTATGTCTATGCGCGCCTTCGCGCGCTTATAATCAGCTCGTTGCGCACCAAGGACGCGCGCAAACATCGCGCGCGGTGTCACAACTGATATATTCAACATGCGCGCTGCACTGATCATTGCGTCGCCATTGATCATTGATAGCAACTCTTCGCAATTTACTGCCTCAATAATGGATATGAGCCTCGTCGCGCGATGAATTTCGGTATTCAAGATTGAACATTTTGTCCACACAAGCGCGTAAACACCGTGTTCGCGCGCGATTCGATCTGGTTTATGTCCTAGCGTAGTCCAGATGCTGCCCTGCCCGGAACAAAACACATGACTAACGCGCGGTAAATCAACAAGCAAGTCGCGCGTGTCCGCGTGTTCGACTGGATTTTCAAACGGTTTCTGTTTCTTATAATATTTGAAATCAGTTGCGCCCGTA